AGCAGACAAGATGATCTATACTACTGGGTCAGATACGTATGCAGTCACAGGTCTGACTTCAGCGGGTCGAGCTCTACTGGATGACGCAGACGCAGCAGCTCAACGCACCACGCTTGGTCTTGCCGCTGTAGCGGCATCAGGTGCATATAGTGATTTAAGTGGAGCGCCCACTGTCCCAACAACGCTGAACACTTTAACTGATGTGTCAATCTCTAGCGTGAGTAATGGGCAAGTAATAAGCTATAACAGCACATCTGGAGAGTGGGAGAACTCTACGCCAACATCAGGAGGCGCTACTGATTTAAACGGCTTGAGTGATGTTACGATCACAGGCGCGGCAGCGGGCAATCTGCTTGAGCGTAATGGTGCAGGCCAATTTGTCAACGTTGTTAAAAGCACCATAGATGTGGGTGACTTTAATGATGACAATACATATCAGCCAAAAGATGCAGGTCTCACATCTATCAGCGGCTTAACGACAGCAGCAGATAAGATGCTGTACACCACAGGCTCAGACACGTATGCAGTCACAGGTCTGACTTCAGCGGGTCGAGCTATACTAGATGACGCAGACGCTGCGGCACAGCGCACGACGCTTGGTCTAGGCACAGCAGCTACATCAGCGAGCACAGACTTTCAAGCTGTTGACGCAGGTCTCACGTCTATCAGTGGTTTAACGACAGCGGCAGATAAGATGATCTATACTACTGGGTCAGACACTTATGCAGTCACAGGTCTGACTTCAGCGGGTCGAGCGCTACTGGATGACGCAGATGCAGCGGCCCAACGCACCACGCTTGGTTTAGGCACAGCGGCCACTTCAGCGAGCACAGACTTTCAGGCTGTCGATGCAGGGCTTACATCTATCAGCGGCCTGACCACGGCGGCAGACAAGATGATCTATACTACTGGGTCAGACACTTATGCAGTCACAGGTCTGACTTCAGCTGGTCGAGCGCTACTGGATGACGCAGACGCAGCAGCTCAACGCACCACGCTTGGTCTTGTCATCGGGACTGATGTACTCAGCGATGTAGTGCAGGACACTACCCCACAGCTAGGCGGTGATCTAGACGTAAATGGTCAAGACATCTCAACCACTAGCGGAAACGCTAACTTAGGACTGAAGCCACATGGCACAGGCTTTACTGAGCTGATCGGTAACACCACTGGAGGCAACAACCCAGGCGCAATCAGATTCAACTGTGAGCAAAACACCCATGGAGTGATTATTAAGAGTCCACTCCATTCTGATTATGCATCAGGCGGAGACTACACCCTCACGCTTCCTACTGGTCTACCTGCTAGTGATAAGGTGCTCCAGAGCTCGAGCGCTGGTGTGCTCTCGTGGGTCGCTCAGTCAGGCGGCGGCGGGAGTGTGCCAGATGTGACTAACACAGGGAGTGTTAACTCCACACCGTACCCATCAAGCGGCGTTCTGAGCTCCAATGGTATTGAAGAGGTCTATCTGATCACACCAGCTCAGAACACTGTTGTGAACATCCCAGCCGCATCCACAGCGGGGACAGGCTACAAGTATCAAATCAAAAACCTTAGCGCCTCTTATAATCTGACGATCACCCCAGCAAGTGGCTACATCGACTCATCAGCGACAAGCACCTATACGACTACAAACCAATTCGAAAGCATCACGCTCATCTCTGATGGGTCGAACTGGTATATCATCTAAGGAGTAGGCTGTGAGCTATAACTACACTCAAGAGGATAAGGTCACGTTCTCTCTATATATCGCTACGCTGTCTATTTCTAGCTATGCCACTAATGAGGTCTTCGGTCTGTCTAGCGCAACGGGGAATATGTCACTGACTGTTAATTCAGGCGTTATCACACTGCCAGCAGGTCGATATATGTGTCAAGCGTTTCCATATGTCGATGTGGCGACTACTAGCGATGTGATCAAATTTACCTGGCAGAAATCAGAATCAGGCACTTATTCAGCCGTTGGTTTAGAAGGTCAGATTCAAGTGGTCGGTGATGCTGTGGGTGAGCGTGACAGCGCTATTGCTGTGATTGATGAACCCACCTCTACTGATATAAGATTGATATTATCAGACTTTTCTTCAACTGGTACGCCGACAGATGAGGGCGGTTACGTTAAAATCTGGAAGGAAGTTAGATGACATATAAACCAGTCAAACCGTCTTTAGGATACATACAAGCTACTGGCCTCAACTCTAGCACTGTCAGCTCATTGGCCTTTGATATTCCTAACGACATGCAAACAACAGAGAGCAGCGGCCGCACTGAGCTAGACGCTAATTCACTCGTGAAGATGGCGTTAAGTCGGAGCAATGACGCACAAAACAGAAGTTCAGCCTTCTCAACGTCATCAGCTCAGACTGACATAAGGTTTCGTGGGCGCATCCCTGCAGAGGTGACAAACTATTTTCAATCCAGTGAATACGCTTTTGATTATCGAGATTTTATAGAACCCTATCAAACATCAACGGCAGGAGTCGGAGATATCGCTTTTACTTCATACTCACATGTTCTGATCTGGAGACTAGCACTATGACGTATTCACCGAGCATAAGAACTGGCAAAATGAGCGTCTATGTGCTGGGTAATGTGCACAACCAGCTCTCTCCCTCTGGGGGCGCTTATGCTGATTATGAGATCACATCAACAGTGACCACATTAGTTGATCAATTCTCAACTACATTGAGCATTGCTGATGATCGAGTCACGCTCCCAACGGGCAAATATTATCTAGATGGTAAGCTTTTTGTAACTACCTCAAACACAAGCACATGGGGTGCTGAGTATGGCTGGTACTCGTGGGATGGTGCTACGAGAACTCAAATCGGTTATGTAGGCAGAGAGCAGGGGGCGGTTGCTATGAGTGACCCACACAAACACGAGCACGCCGCTGCCTATATAGAATCAGATGGGAGTGCGGTAATTGGCTTTCAATTTAAGTCAGTGACTACCTCAAGTGTTGAAGTAAGTGACACAACATATGAGGGCTACGCTGGGCAGAGTAGACTAATGATTTGGAGGATCGAATGATACATTTTAACATGCCAAGAGAGACTTTAAAGTATTTCGGCGGCGGCGCTGTCATCATGGGGTTGTGGTTGGCGGCCTATGTGTGGGGCATCCACCTAGGAGCTGGACAAGCTCAAGACGCTCATGAGCTACAGATGGCTGAGTGTCGCATTGAGCTTGAACACGTTCAGGCTCAGCTTGTAGAACTACAGCTTAAGCTTACTGAATGCGCGGCAGTCAAGGCAGGCCAGTGTGCGCTCGATTGTGAGGCTATCAGTCAAGAGCGCGTAGATAGGGCGCTTAAAAACTTCACTGAGGTTGTGTGTCATGACTAGCTTAGTCAGCTTGGTGCTGTGGCTCACCCCACTGTTACCTGAGCAGATCCCTGCTAACACTATTTACATGGGTGAGCACCTCGAGCCCATTGTAGCAGAGCGCTCAAAGTGTGGGAGTCTTACAGGGTACTGCATGACGCTCACACTGAGAAACTATCTACAAGTCAAAGACGCTGTTCAGAATCAACCAGGGCTCTGCACTATTGCAGTCAACAGGACAGCAGAGGCATGCAGAATGCAAGCTGAAGCGCTAGCTGATCTAGTGGCACAGCGTGACCTCAAAGATGCTGAGCTCATCAAAGGCTATCAAGTAAAGCTTAAGGCTCTAGATCATGATCTTGTTAAAACACAAGGAGAGAGGTTAAGATGGAAGTGGACAGCTATAAGTGTTAGTTCACTAAGCGCCATCCTCACCGCTACCATCATCATTATCAGGAAATAGTATGGACCTCTCCACAGTAGACCTTGGTGTGATCGTTGCAATCATTGGACTCATCATCAAGAGCGCCCAAGACAAAGCATCACAAGCTGAGGAGCTAGGCCGTCTAAAACAGCAGGTGAGCTCTCTTGAGGCGCGTGGGTCTCGGTGGGATCAGAGGTTTAACGATATCGAGCGTGACTTAAGTGACATCAAGGCCAGTCTCGCAAGGGTCGAGGCTATCCTTGAGCAAGCTCACAGAGAAGCAAGATAAGACGCTTCGCTTGATGACGTGAAATCAGGGTTGTTTACTAGCTTCTTAAGTGAAGCCTTGGCGCGCTCGAGGTTGGCACCGGTGAAGTGAGCGCTGACCTTTGCACACTCCCAAAAGTCACGGCGTCCAAGATTCTTTCCTATGTCAGCATCTCTGATCTCAGCCAGTGCAGGAAACTCAGCTTTGATAGAAGCAAAGGTTTTCTTGTGCATACTGGTATTTCGCCACCACTCATCATCAATCATGTCACTGTTTCTCAGCGCTGAGCACAGGAGCCACTTGTAGAAGAAGTCGCGGCGCTCTTGCTCACTCATTTGGTCTATATGTGCGTTATGGCGTAAGCAGGCGGCGTTAACCTCATCTACGCTCAGCTTATTAAACTTGATAGCGCCGTTAAGCATGTCACTGACAGATTCAAAAGCATTCAGAGGCGTAACCTTGGCGCGGTGGGTCTCAGGAGGCACATCATCTGAGAACGGCTTGACTTGTATACTCTGGTCCTCAACGCTGATCTCTGGCTGTGGCGCTGGTGTTGGCTGAGGAGCTCTCTGAGGCTGTGGCTGACGTGAGGGCTGAGGAGGGCGCTGAGTCTGTGGGCGTGATGAGAGGTTGATGTCCTCACCCATGCTCTGAGCAATGATCATCGAGCGCTCTTGGTCATTCATGCTCGTGTTATCAGCGATCTCATCAACTGAGTAGATACCACTCACGCAGTCTGGGAACGTAGCGCGGAGACCCATTGTCAATGCTCGAGCGCGTAACATCTGCATGGGCATACGTGACCAGTTTTGCTGCCGAGTGAGCCCTTGCTGTTGAGCCATCTGCATATTAAAGGTGTAGATGTGGGTGATCTCAGGAGGCTCATCTGTACGCGCCATCTCAATAGTGCATGCCTCATGAGTCCACTCAAGCACGCGGATGAATCGACAGAGACCAGAGCGGCGACAGATGCCCGCCATAGCGTCAGCGTTAAGCGTGGGCTTACCCTTGAGTACATAGCCTTGCGTGATAGTGCGCCCCATATCATAACCGAAGTGGTGGCCAAAAGCTGAATAGAGTAGCACATAGTCATGAGCCTTGCGCTGGTCACCGTTGCTCAGGAGCATGGCCAAGCTCTGCACATTATTAATGAGGTCTGGTGTAGTCTGCGTTGGGTTAAAGATGTTAATGAAGTTCATAATCTCTCTCTCTCTCTCTTCTTAGTGTGTGGGGAATGTGGGCCAAGTCTTAGCGCGCTCGATCATCGAATCATGATTAGGATGAGCTGAGCACCACTGAGCGGCGTGGTTATAGGTGGGGGTTCTTCGGGTCAAGAGCTTACCCTGATGGGGGCTGAGTCCTTGAGTGATACGCAGCGCGCAATCTCTGTGAGGGTCAACCTTGGCGCATAGGCTAAAGCACATCCAGAGCACAAGCATGAAGGCAATAGCACCAGCCATGATGGTGAGGTCTGTCTTGATCTGTTGGTCTGGGTGCATCTCGAGCCTGGGTATGTATGGTGTGGTTGTTGTGGTGTTCATGATCTCTCTCTCTTACCAGCGCGCTGACTGGTCTTCAGGTTGTAAGTCTAGGTTATAGCCGCCCCACGATTGTGAGACGCCATCATAGACGAGGTGATTCAATGCGACCATCAAGCCGAGGTCATGACTGTGCTCCTCAAGGAGCTCCCCGGCGGTGATGATCTTGGTGACATTAAGCAGAATGACGTGGACTCTGATGAGCACATCATCACACACATTCTGATAGTTTGGTGATAGGTCGGCGTTGAAGTCATTAGGGTCAAAGATGCTCATCCCACACAGCTCGTCAGCAGCTGATGCGAGCTTACGTGCCAGATCTAGATTAGCCTTTCTTTGGCCGTTGATGATCTTAGACAGGTTTGAAACTTGCATCCCCACAGCATCAGCCAGCGCTGTGAGCTTCATTCCTCTGATCAAAAGCATCTTAGTGTCATTCATGGTGTCTCCCATATACCTATCAATAAATGTTTTCTAGAACACTTGACAACATTCTTATCAAGAGATATAAAAGTTGTCAACAGGTTTATTTAAACTTTTGAAAGGTGAGATCATGAAAGAACACGAGATCATTGACATGATCATGACTCTAAAGCTCAGTAATACGTCTAAACTGATCTTCGTAGCGCTCGCAAGGAGACTGGACTGGTCAACATGGTCCAAGGCCATGAGTGTCTCTTATATATACAACATGCTTGGCGGCACTGTATCACAGCGCAGTATCTCAAGAGCGTTGGCTGAGTTGGTCACTATGCAGCTGATCACGAGAACACAGAGTGAGAGAGCTGATAACACTAAGCTCATCACCCTCAACACCTCAGAGCTTGTCAAACTCTCAACAGCTCCACCGACTGAGTTAGACCCTGTCACTGTGTCAGACCCTGTCACTATGTCACCCCCTGACACCATGACAGATCCTGACACTATGTCACCCTCTGTCACTATGTCAGATCTGACACCATGTCATGATGACCCTGTCACTGTGTCAGACCAGACCCTGACACCATGTCATGGTGACCCTGACACCATGTCAGACAATAAACTCTATATAACTCTAAATCATAATTCTAAAAAAACTCTATCTACAGAGAAGTCTAGTCAGGGCGGCTCAACATTTCAATTTAGCAATGAAGAGGATGACTCTGAGGAACCTGATGACGTAAACTCTGAGCAGACTAATGACAGGATCAAAGAATATTTTAAAAGACCATCTGAGCCAGTCCAGCCAGTGATGAGCATACAAGAGGAGAAGCGAGCGCGAGAGCTCAAGATCATGGAAGCACAAGACTTGAAGAGCAAGTCATACAGAAGGAGATACTGATGATAAAAACTACAGAGATACATGGATTTCAAAAGCTCGACCTCACAGAGCTACACCAAGCAGCTGCACAGATGCGCGAGGCCATCGCCAAGCGAAGAGGTCAGACAGAGTATAAGCCAGTCGATCAGCACACTTTTGAGGATCACAGCCACATCACAGCGCGCAATCTTGAGAAGGAGAATATGCTGATTAAGGGAGCGCCCACGCTCACATGCAAGACCATCCCCCATTGTGGAGGTTGTCAAGCAGGATGGATCATCACCAGACCATCACCCTCATCAGCTCCCATCTCTAGGATGTGTCACCGTTGTGAGGTTCCACGCAGATGGATGAAGGCACTAAACAAGCTCGAGCTCCCCTGTGATGCTGAGGGTATGCATCTAGACAGCTATGAGCCAGACTCACCACGTCAGCTCGAGGTCATTGGTGATGTAATCAAATACCTCAATAGAGAACATGAAGGGAATCCACCGGCGGCGCTGGTCTATGGTCCTCCTGGCAACGGCAAGACCTCAATTCTCTATGCTATTGCTCGAGAGGCATGTGAGAAGCGCTGGAGGGTAAAGTATACTTCACACACTCAGCTTATGAACCAAGTGCAAAGCTCATGGGGTGACAGACATAAGCGTAACCCGCTTGAGACTTGGCTTGATAATGTTGACCTTCTTCTACTTGATGAGTTTTGTGGGATAGGTGGCAGCGCCCACAAGCAGGGTTGGTGGATCAAGCAGACTCTCGAGCTCATAGAGGAGATTCAGCGCAAGTGGCGAGCGGGTGAGCTAGCTGTGATCGTGACGACTAACGTCTACCCTCAGAAGATGTTTGATATGTTTCATGGTAATCCAGCTTTTAGGTCTAGAGTGTTGGGTATGTTTACACCCTGTGAGATGGTTGGGAGAGATCGACGGATTGACAATGTGGATCTTAGCGCGTGGGGACTGTAAACAAAGTATACAAAAGTCTTGACTACACTTTAAGACTCTGCTTTACTGCCTCTGCTGATCCCCTCATAAACTTTTAAGCGCATACTTTACGAGCTGAGCTTTTAAAATCGAGGGGGAAGTAAGGTTGTTAGGTGATCTCATCCCCCTGCTGTGGGGTGGGGGGATGAGTGAACTCTTGGGAGTCACATGCAAAAGTCTTGTATCGTCACATTCCGATGTACAGAGAGTGAGCTAGAGAGACTCACGGCGCTAGCTAATGAGCTAGATAGAACACGCGCCTGGATTGCTCGAGAGATCATCTTTGGTGACTTCTTCATCAAGTACCATTCAGGCATCCTAGGCGCTAAGACTAACATCGAGGCCCAGATGCATATTAACCAACACATGAAGAGAGATGATGATGATCAATAAAGTCATGCTCATTGGTAACATTGGCAAAGATGCTGAGCTCCTGACCACTCAAAGCGGCTCTAAGTTTTGTAAGTTTACCTTAGCCACTAACGAGCGTTACACAGACAGTCAAGGCCAGCTCCAGACCTCAACCGAGTGGCACACGATTAAAATCTGGGGTCCACAAGGTGAGCGCGCTGTAGCCAAATGCCGCAAGGGTCGACGCTGTTATGTGGAGGGTAAGCTGACCAGCTATGAGGGCACAGATAACAAAAGGTTTTGGGAAGTGCGCTGTTATACCTGGAGAATCCTAGACAGTGATGAGCGTGATGGTGTGCAAGTACGCAGCAAGCCACAGCAACCACAACACTATCAGTATGGAGTGACAACACCCTCACCGAGCTGGGGCGCTCCTATTAAATAATAATGTTAACCCCATGATGGGGATGAGAGAGAGATGATGAATATACAACCGAACAAACCACCAAAGAGCCGGTTTAAAGTTGATACTGGTGACTCTGGCGTGACCGGTGGGCAAGCCTTAGGCAATGCCCTAGAGCACTACATGTTTACCATGCTGAATACAATTGAGATGTGCCAATCAACTTATACATTAAGAAATGGACTCAACTACGCGTGCGACATCATAACTGAAAGTGGAGTATTGGTCGAAGTAAAGTCACATAGAGACGCTCAAGGCACATTCCGCACAGATCAAGCATTTTCAAAGATTAGGAGACTTGAGCAGCAGATGGCTCAAATGAGGAGGTATAATAAGCCCATACTGGTCATTATTGGTGTCTATACCGCGCCGGTTGAGTCTGTGGCCATGAATCTGCATACAGGTGATGGGTATATGGAGTGGAGAGGTCAGCCTCAAATGCTTAAGGCATATGAAGAGCAGTATCAGTTCTATCTATACGCAGAGCATGAGGGGCAAGGGAGATGGTTTGATGCTGATGGGCTATGCCCACATAAGAGCCCATATATTTATGATTGGTTAAACAATGGCGCGGGCGGCTCACTTAGAGAGAGAGTGGTCAAGTATGCAACAGGGCAGGAAGGCCAAGCGCAACTCCCGTTTAAATTACCACAAGAGGAGATCTCAGAAATGAGTCATGATGACCAAGTTGAGGCTAGAGCTGCGCATGAGATGTTCCAAGCGACAGCTAGATACATGTGCATCCTGTCCGACAGGCAGTGCTCAGCGGATAGAGAAGAACTTGAAGATGATCTAGCTCAGGTCAAATCAGCGATGATCTCAGACATGAGCCAGATTAAGGGAGCCCTTGACTCACACAACAGGAGTCTTATAGAGCTAAGCAATGCTAATTCAACTGTTAAAAGAAGTATTAACGATCTTGAGTTAGAGCTCTCAGGACTAGCTAGTATACAAGCTGATGACGCGGTCAATCTGTCTCAAGTGAATGAAAGAGTGTCAAACCTTGACGAGAAAATTAAACAAGCACAGATCCAACTAGAACGGGCACAGCTACAACTAGAACAATCAAATCAGAATGCGGCTTGTTTAGGGGCAAATCTAAATGAGAGTATACGCTTATCCAATGAACATGCGTCTCGGTTTAACGACGCAACAAATGCATTAGACGTCGCTATCAGGTATCTTTACAGTCAACTAGGTGTAGATATCGAAGAGGCTTATAGTAGTGAAGGCTAAGTCAACACGGCAAGACCTATTAACCGCCTTAAGTGAGGGTCTGACTATCAATGAGGCGTGTAAGCGCGCTAGAGTTAGCAAGTCCACATACTACAGATGGCTAAGAGTTAGCGGTGAAGAAGGAGCGTGGGCCTATCAAATAAAAAAAGCTTTAAGAGAAGGGCGCATCTCAGGAGTGAGGTTAAATGCGTTTAACCATGCTGGTGATAACTCACTGTACAGCTTAAACCGCAGGTCAAAGATGATGCATATCCAAGGCGCTAGCTGGGGTCATGTTGTTCATGCATACGAAGACATCAAAGCGAAACAGGTTAATAAATATTCTTATCATTTATGTAGGGCTATAGCAGATCATTATGATCAATATCTAATTGGTCTTTTAGAAGGACCGCCAGAGCACCTAAAACAACTCAATATGTTTGAGCCCAACCTTGATGAGAATCATGACTTTTATGCTAGTACCTTACTCACACATATAGCGCTTCACGCTCTAGTGTCTGACTTTATACAAAACATGGAAGAGGCTGAGGAGTTCTATAGGCATTATGAAAAAAGAGGACATGAGCCTCACGATATTATCCACATGATGATTAAGGTTTTTCAATATTGTACTATCTGGACAGATACGCGGCCTAATCTTATAGGTGTTTTTGACTTCACTGGGTTCAAAGGCTGCTTAAAAGAGTTTCAAGGTTTAAATATTGACCGAATTATGGATGACCTAGCTGAGATGGATCTATATAACACGAGTGAAGAAGTACACTAATGGACAAATTAAACCCACAGACGCGCGCGCGCACACGCGATGCAATCCAGATCCTAGAGGAACTCAAGCGGCTTCTGATCATCGCTGAGAGTGACCCACTTTGCAGACAAGCCCAAGAGCTCTATGATAATGTTGAGCGCACATTAAGAGAAGCACATAGACAGTGGAGAGCCCATGAGCATAAATGCACACATAGCGAGGATGAGACGCGAGGCTGAGACGCAAGAGCAGAAAGAGAAGCGCCTGGCATATCAGCGTGAGTATGCTAGACGGCGAAGAACTGCAGAGACACCAGAGCAACGTGAAGAGCGCTTAGCTTATCAACGCGCAGCTAACAGAAAGCATCGACATGGGCAAAAGACGAAAGACCAGAGAGCAACGTGACCAGCTCTTAGCCAACCTCAGAGAAGGTATGACCATTGAGGCCGCGTGCGCTCAGTCTGATATTAGTAAGTCCACGTTCTATGAGTGGCTCAAGAAGAGCGGTGAAGGTGGAGAGTGGACCAAAGAGGTAGACGCGGCCATCACATTTAGCGAGGCGGTCATCCTCGATAAGATCAAGAGAGCCTCAGAACTTAAAGAAGACTGGAGAGGTTGGGCGTGGATTCTAGAGCGACGCTTCCCTCAAAGATGGGGAGCCAAGCGAGAGGTAGAAGTAAACGTCAACAATCCCCACCAACAATCAGACGAGATGTTCGCGGCTATGGTCGAGCAGAGTAATCAAGCCTATGCTCGAGGGTTAACCCACACAGAAGAAGAGGACAGTGATGATGAAGGTGAGAGTAAAGCTTAAACGCTCATGGTCTGTGGAGCCATCTCGCGAGCGCGTCTATTATCGTGTCGAGGGTCTTTATCATAAAGTGTGTGAAGAGGATAGGTCTGATAATTGGACCATCTGTTACTATGACAGTCTAGACGTGGATCAGGGCGTGATTGTCAACGTGATTCAAGTTGATGTTCTAGGCCAAGAGCGCCACACAAAATACTCAGCCACATCGGAGGGTCTAGTCTTTGTCGATTGAGCTCAACCCTCTACAGCAAGACATCCTTGGCGCTATACGCAGAGAGGAGCGGATCATATCAGCTAGATGTGGATGGGGATCTGGTAAGACCTCAGCGCTGGTCTTCAGTTTATTATTTGTGAGTAAGTGGCGCGCCGGTCGGTCGAGCTTACTTGTCACAGATACCAATCCACGTTATAACAGTGTTCTACTCCCTGAGATGGAGAAGTGGTTGTCTCCCTTGGGATGGACCTACAACCACACCTTGCGCCAATGGGCAGACTCTCAGACAGGCTCAACGGTGTGGTGTAGGTCTTATTATCGACCAGGCACACGAGACGCGACACACAACCCGCTTGAGGGTCTGAATGTGACCTCTGGTGTGTGCCTCATAGATGAGTGTCAGACCCTCTCATCAGAAGTGGCACACAAAGCCCTAGGCCGTCTCAGAGCTGGTCCGTCTCCCATCATGATCCTTGTGGGTCTACCTGTCAGCGGCGCTTGGTGGGTGGAGATGGCTGAGAGTGCTGGGTGTGCCCCCATGCTCTATACTTCCTATGTAAATGAGGCTAACCTTAGCGCTGACTGGTTTGAAGCCACCAAGCTTTTACCAGAGGCTGAGCGTGAAGCTATGGTTATGAACAAGCCGCGACCACCTAGCGGGCTCATCTACTCTGAGTTTAATGAGGAGACTCACGTCATCGATGGGTGGGAGTATAAACCGAGCATGTCAGGGCGCATTGCCATTGATTGGGGATTCAGAAAACCAAGCGTGTTAATCATCGCCCATGATGATGACCTGGGGGCTGATGTGATCTGCGCAGAGCTTAACCCAGCAGAGGTCACCGTTGATGAGCTAGCGCGGCTCATCCTCCTCATAGCGTGGCCTCGATCTCTGAGGAGCTCAGCGCCAGGTGATCGCATTTGGTTAGATTATGGCGTTGCAGATAAGGCAGGTAGAGCGCGCAATGACCAGACAGGCAGATCAGCATTTAAGGCTATGAGGTCAGCGCCGCCCACCGGTCTAGGGATGCCTCTGAGATCTAACACAGACCCCATCAGGACTGACGTGCTCAACGGCATCCAGAGACTAAAGCGAGCATTCTCAAGAGGTCAGTACCTCATCACGCGTGAGGTGTGGGATGCTGGAGAGCGCGCCACAGGTAACAGCATAAGGAAAGCGCTGTACTCTTATGGTTGGGATAATAAAGAGCAGCCTAAGAAGGATGGCCGTGAGGATCCACTTGACGCGCTCAGATATGACTGCATCACATGGAACTGGTCAGATACACTAGTTGATCACAGACAATACACAGCCAGAGCACCCACTGATAGACGTGTGAGGGTAGGCGGTAAAGGCTCCAAGTTTTAAAGGTGCTCTCCTCAGCTGTTTAGTGATTTCAGGCCGTAAGGTGAATATATACTAAGGAGAGCTTCAACAGACTACACCACACTCGACCACAGGACAAGTCATGGTAGATCTCAAGGAACGTCAGCTCTGCATCGTGCTTCTCGACCTCATAGGCTCTACAGCTTTTGTCCAGCGTGTTGGCGCTAAAACAGCCGCTGTGTGGTTGCAGTATCATGATAGACTAGCGCGCTCACTCCTCTACAAGTTCAACGGTCGAGAGATAGATAGGTCTGATGGGTTTATGTTGAGCTTTGACAAGCCCATCGACGCGGTAAACTTTGCCCTACACTATCAAAGCACAATACCTGAGAAGGTAAAGCTAAACACAAGAATCGGCGTTCATTGGGGCTCAGTGATCGAAGTAAAACAGGATGACACTTGGACAGCTGTAGGCGCTAAGCGTGTGGAGCTCGAGGGCATCAGTAAAAACATAGCAGCGCGGACGATGTCTATCTGTGGAGCTGGTCAAGTCTTACTCACTCAGCAAGCTATCGATGCAGTGAGGAACAAGACCAACTATCACACACCAAAAGGGACAAGGTTTATTTGCGTTGGCCTTTATAAGTTCAAGGGCGTGGGTCAACCTCAGTCTATCTATGCAGTGGGCTCAACCATACAGAGCTTACAGCCACCGCCGGGCAATGATAAAGCCAAGAGACTAGGCGGACCAAAGCGCGTGAGGAGTCGAGCGCGAGATAGAAAGATTATTGAGTGGGTGAGCTGGTCACTGCCACGCCTAGCGCTCATCAGCCTCATATACATTATCTGTGAAATCTGGCCTTGGCTCAGCGCTCAAGGCTATGTTACATGGGCTGAGGAGAGCGCTGACTTTATCGTGAGGTTGTGGTATGGCCCCAAATACTAAGACGCAGAAAGAGATCACCTCAGAGATCAAGTCTAAGCGTGGGTGGTGGTTCTCTGTCTTCTTCATGGTCTTGGTGGTGGGTCTTGTCCTCTTCCTCACTTATGTTGAGATTGTTGAGAAGAATCGTGATGTGCTGGTGGGTATACTCGGCATGATCACAGGCTCAATCTCTTCAATGATGGCCATAGCATCAGGGCGTGACCCTTCAGAAGTTGAGGAGCTCAAGGACAAACTATCAGCAGCCAACGCTGACAGAGCGGCGCTCATAGGCAGACTGAGAGACGCCCAAATACAAGTCCAGCTCAGTAGAGAGCAGATCAGTGAGCTGCAAATTGCAGTCATCGACAAGCTATCCATATTTTCAGGTCAGAAACCAATCCAGACGAAAGATCCTGATGAGGTAATACTCCACCCCATTGTCGAGGATTGGCTGCCTACAATTGAACCTGTGGACAGGGAAGAATAAAATCTATATGATCGCCTATGATCGCCTAACTCATTTAGGCGCATAGGGGTCCACATGACAGACGCACAAAGGCCACCTAGACACCTTAGAGCTCAACATCCACGCTTTGGAATCAAGGGCATCTATGGCACTCAGTTGAGTGGTGGTAACATCACAGGCAAAGAGAACAACCCGCAGCTTACTGGGCTGAATTGGGTATCTGAGGCTGAGGAGATGATGAGGACTGACCCCATAGTCAGGCGATCATGGCACATGCTCAGACAGACCTTGCTCTCAGCGTCGTGGCGTTTTGTGCCAGGTGTCGAGGGTGACAGAGTGGCTGAGGAGCTCGCCAGATATGCTAACGAATGCTGGGGGCTTGATGGCTACTCAGGGCAGATGTCTGTCAGCTGGGAAGAGCAACTAGCCTACTTATGGGAGTTTATCCCGTTAGGTTATCGCTATGCTGAGGAGGTCTATAAAGTTGGACCAGACTCTCAAGGATCTATCAGAGTATGGCTCAGCCATTATGCCGACCGTGAACCTTCAGCCCACTCTCAGTGGCTAAGCCGAGATAACCAGCGTCTTGATGGTGTGCTCCAAAACACTGTGGGAGTGGGCAAAGTACCTGAGCCCATCCCAGCTAATAAACTACTCTTGCTCACCCTTAATAAGACAGGCTCAAACTTTGAGGGCGTTGGTATGCTTCGCCCTGCCTGGTGGTGGTGGCGCACTAAGCAACGTGTGAGCAACCTAATGTGTGTTGGTCTTGACCGGTGGGCCGTACCCACGCCAAAGGTCACAGTGAACAGGGCAGAGGCTGAGAGTATTGGTTTAAGTGATGGTGACATCGACGCGATGATCAATGATGCAGAGTCTCAGGCTCAAGCATTCATCAGCGCTGAACAGAGCTATTTGGTCGAGAATCCGGCGGTGAAGTTTGAGACCTATGCAGCCGCGCCAAACCTATACGCTGATGGCCCCATAAATATCATCACGAAATGTGATAGCCAAATAGCGGCCTCTTTCTTGACTCAATTTGCAGACCTAGGGCAAAGCTCCACCGGTGCGCGCTCAGTGGGTGAAGTACATCACAGCGTCTTCAGGAGAGCAGCAATCAATCTCTGCGACATAGTAGCCTCACAGGTGAGCGGTGTTGATCGTCGTGGAGGTGGCACTATAGGCCGCTTAATTAGGTGGAATTATGGTTGCATTGATCCAAGCAAGCTCCCCCGTCTCACACACACTGGTCTCGATACTGACGACCTAGCAGAAGGGTTGAGCGCTTTGCCTGGTCTTGTTCAGGCTGGCCTTCTCACTCCTGACGATGAGCTTGAACGCGCTATACGTGAGCGCCTAGGGGCTGGTGACCTGCCAGAGGATGCACAGCGCTCATCTATCTCCAGAGTCTCGAGCATTGGTGGTGGTGGTGCTGTCGCTACACTCACAGAGCAACTCATCAAGAGGAGACGTGAGAATGGTTAAGAAGATCAAGAAGCGCACACAGGCACAGACACCAGCGCCAAAAAAGGACAGAGTGAAGGGGAGCGCTAAGAATCCGAAAGGATCAGCCAGCGGCTCAAGAGGTGGTATTGAGATCTCTCAGAAGGCTGTCACAGCTTTAGAGAATATGAGAGACAAGCACAATGCGCGCTTCACTAAGAAGATGAGGCGCGTGGACCTTGGCACACTAAAGGCTGTGTTTCGTCGTGGCGCTGGTGCTTTCTCTGTTAGTCATAGACCGGGGATGACTCGAACACAGTGGGCGCTTGCTCGCGTGCGTACCTTCTTAAAGCTTGTGGCCACAGGTCAGAGAAAGAAGGCTTACACCACAGACCTCGATCTCTTACCCACTGGTCACCCTCAGAAGAGAGAGAAGAAGTCAGAGCAACTCAACACCCCCAAAAAATATGATCATATTGACTTCACCCCACCTCAAGGCGTGCGTGATGCAGCTGCTAGGGCGCTTGAGGTCAGAGCGACAAAACCAGAGAGTCAGCGTGGTATGACTCCGGTGGGCATCGCTCGAGCTCGTGACCTTAAAGCAGGTAAGACCCTGTCACCAGATACAGTCAGAAGGATGCTCGCTTTCTTGATACGCCATGAGGTAGACAAGCAAGGATCCACGTGGGATGAGCAGGGGAAAGGCTGGCAGGCTTGGCATGGTTGGGGCGGTGATGCCGGATTCTCTTGGTCTAGAAAGACAGTGAAGCAGATGGATGCAGCAGACAATAAAGCGCAGTCTCTGAGAGCTTATGGTGAGGCTATACAGCTCACAGAGGCTCCAAGCTTTGAGATACCAGAGGGCCTAACTATAGGCCGCCCATTTAAAACTCTTGGACTTGGTCAAGTCAGCTCTCGTATGAGTGGTGAGGCTATAGGCAAAGAGATTGATATTGAGATGCTCAGTGAGATGGTGAGGGTCTTCAACGCTCGAAAAGAAGCAGACCCCGTCATCATAGACTGGCAACACGCGACCTCTCCATTCTCGGGAGGTACACCAGCGCCACCGGAAAGCGGCAACGCGCTAGGATTAATCATAGACCTCGAGCTTAGAGAGGATGGTCTCTACGCTACCCCAGCATATAATGAGCGTGGCCTTGATGTGGTCACGTCAGCCGGTGGTGTGTTGTGGAGCTCTCCAGAGTTTCTAGCAGGTGAAGTCTATGACAGGCTAGGCGGCTCCAAAGTGGGAGACGCTCAACTACTAGCCATCACTTTAACCCCACGGCCCGCGCAGTCTCACGACCAAATCGACCGTGTAACACTAACAGAGGAGATTCAGATGGACAGCATTGACAGCATGTCACCTGATGAGCTCAAGCAGATGCTAAAAGCTAAAGACGAGATGGTTCGTGAGCTTGAGCGACAAATTAAAGAGATGAAGGCAGACTCAGAAGCCTCTCTCAAAGCTGAGTCAGATGATGACAAAGCAGAATCAATGACCGCCAAGGACAGTGACAAGAGCGAAAAGCTTGCACACACTCCTGAGCATGATGAGAAGAAAGAGCACTATAACAAGATGAGTGAATCAAACCTCTCTCCAGTTATGCTCTCAGAGATCCAAGCGCTTAATGAGAAGCTCAGCGCTCAAGATGCCGAGATCAAGAAACTCAGATCAGAGCGTGACTCTGCTGAGTGTGACCGAGCTGTTGACGTGCTTCTTCGAGAAGGCAAGATCAGCCCATCTGAGAATGATGTGGCGCGTAAAGCTTGGGAGCTCCGAGAGATGCAGCCTGAGTTTTGGCAGATGTTCAGCGCTCGCGAGGCAGGCGCGTCTGTACCACTCGCAGAGATCGGTCATGGCGCCAGTGGTGCTGAGATCAGCAAGGCCACACTTGATCAAGAGGTGCGTAAGCTCTCAGCAGAGAAGAGCATCTCATACAGTGAAGCGCTGGCCACGTTCCGCGCTGATAATCCTGATTACTATAATCAAGCCTTTGGAGGTTAATCATGGCAACTACCGACAATATTAGAACATTCATCGCGGGCGGTGCTATCACTGAGTATGCTCTAGTCTCTCTCGATGCTGATGGCAAAGTACAAGTGACCGCTATCGGCACAGATAAAACCTGTGTGGGCATCGCACAACGAGCAGCAGCAGCGGGTGAGCCTGTTGAGGTTGTTATCTATGGGCTCAGTCGTGCTATCGCTGGCAATAATATCACAGCTAACACTGAGCCTCGGCTCAAGTGTGTTACAGCGGCCACAGGTCGCCTTGAGGCTGTGGCATCTGGTGACTTCGCTGTATGTCGCATGATTCCAAATATCAATCAAAAGTCAGCGGCCGCTGGTGATCAAATCCTTGTGATGTTCCACGGTCCCATCGTCGTAGAGCCTTAAGGAGATAACTCATGGCAAGTTCATATAGTAATCTACACCCAGTAGACCAGATCCTCACAAGCCTTGTAGTCGAGGCTGTGCCTAGTGACAGTCAACTCATCGCTAACGAGATCTTTGAGACCATCAACATCCCTGAGCGCTCAGGCACGATTCTCCTCGAGGAGACTCGTAACTTTATGGGTGCAGGTGCAGGTCTTGACCTCGAGCGCGCACCCGGTGCGTCACGCGCTACTATCGGCGGCTTCGATCGATCAAGCCTCACATTTAAGGCTAAGATCTACGCGGCCTCTGACTCTATCGCGATGGAAGACATCTTTGACTCTCAGTATCCAGGGAGCGAAGAGGCGCGCATCGCTAAGAAGGTCAGCCGCGTGATGAAGCTGGCTAAGGAGAAGCGAGCTGCGGACGTGCTTTTTGATGAGGTCACTAATTTTGCCAACTTCACACAGCAACTCGCAAATGCTGATCGATTCGACGTTGCCGGTTCTGAGCCACTTACAAAGCTCGACACGATTAAAAGCACTGTCTTTGAGAATGCTCATGGCATCAATCCAGACACGATGATCATTGGTCGTAAGTCTTTCCGAGCGCTTGCACGTAATCCAGAGGTGCGCGGCTACGTGGGCGACTCAAGCAAGGGGATTGCGTCAGGAAACCGTATCCTGTCAGAAGAGGCCGTTTTGTCTGTGCTGCGTGATGTCCTTGGAATCCCCAACATTTATGTTGGTCGAGCTCTGCAAGATACTGCCGTACCTGGCGCAACCTCAAGCGAGTCTGCAATCTGGGATGGCAAGAAGATCTTTATGGGCATCTTGCGCGGCTCTGATGCTATCGTTCAAAAGAGCGGTAATGTTAAAGGTATGCCAACGGCAGCGCTTAATCTTGAGTTCGGCGGTATGCAGGCTGGTCAGTATGACAGCCTAGACTCAACACGCCGTTATGTATACGCAGAGGAAGTGCATGACTTTAAGCTGATTGATGCATCTCTGGGCTTCGTCATCACTGACTGCATCAACTAGTGACCTATGGACTTGATGAGCGCACACCATCAACTCAGTGAGGTTGATGCAGACCAAGAGGCTATTGATGACCTCACCAGACAGGTGAAAGGTCAGCGCGGCCCTATGGCAGAGCTCATCAGGTCCAGACGTGATCAGCTACAAGCTGAGGTGCAGGCTGAGCGTGGATTCAAGCGCTCACTAGCTCGAGCAAGAAAAGACCTAGTGTCTATCATCGAGATGGCGAGCGCATCCACTGAGCCTGAATTACTTCTTAGCTTTGATGATGATCAGCTCCTAGACCTTATCTTAAGAGGTGGTCTAGGGCTGGCTATCGATGATTTTATTGAAGCATCAGACAAAATCAGAGCGGCTGCTGAGAAATCGCTTGAGGCCATAGGTTTGGAATATGACCCTCAATCGCTTCCTCAGCTCGACCTGATTCAAGCGCAGTCAGCGAGCGCTGTATTTGAAGACGTAATCATCCCTGATTTTAAACGAGCAACTAGAGACGCGCTCCTAGCGTTATCAACAGAGGTTCCTCTTGATCTTGTCAAGAGTGACCTAGTGCAGAGACTAGAGAGCTCAGAGGGTAGACAGCTGACAGAGGTTAAGACTAGGATCAGCCAATATGGGCGATCAATCACAGCCGCAGCTGCTGACCAAGCTGGGCTCGATCACTATCTGTACACAGGGCCCCGAGATGGTCTAACTAGGCCATTCTGTAAAGCGCTTATCGACCTGGTTGTTGATGAACAACAGATGAGAAAACTCAGAAACGGCCAAGGGCTCAGCGTTAAGACCTCATGTGGTGGCTATAATTGCAGACACTCATGGAGCCCTGTGACTGAGTCATTTATTCAAGCGGCTGACCTTGAGCGCGCCAAGAGTTCAGACATAAGCAAAGCGAACACCGGAGGCAGACAGAGATGAGAAAAGCCGTAAAGAGTCAGGATCATCATTTTGTGTGGGATCCGGCTGAGCCATACGCAGAAGGCACTACGCCCACGCTCACCATCAAGTTTAGCGCTGGTGACTTTACTGGTTTGTTTGTGCAGTCACGCGCCAACGTAACAATCACAGCCATTGCGAGCGATAGACGCACACTCACCACAAGCGGCGCTGTCGGTGCTAGCCTCGAGCGTGATGAGGTTAGAGCGTTTCTCAAGACCACAGCTGACACATACTATGCTGTAAAGATTGCTCGACTTGTCACAGGCACAGCGCTACTCGCTGAGCCTTTACCGCGTGAGATCGATCTAAGCTCAGCGGCTACACTTAACTTTAGTATGAGCTATGTTGATGTTGGATTTGCTAACCTAGGAACCTCTGGTGTGTTTCCCTACACTATCGCTTATGATGATCTGGTTGGTGGCAAGAAGACAGAGACAGGTCTTTTAAAAGTCACTCCTCGACCATTCTTTACTGGTCTAGATCATGATGAGCTCGTTGGGCAGATGGCTAACCTTGCCGACATGATACCACGCAGACAGTCAGACTTTTCACCACAGATTCAGGCTAGTCTTGATGAGCTCATCCTAGCTATCCGTGATCACGTTATTGCTGATGGCATCACTGAGGATGAGGTCTTCAATCAGCAGAGCTTTAAGCGCGCTCATGCGTATTGTGCAGCGGCTCACGTCTATGAAATGAATATGCAGTTTGACGCGGCTGATGCGATGCGCGCTCGATATCAAGAGCTCATGAGTCTAGCTCTCAGGTCTGTCACCTTAGATCTAGATGGTGATGGTGTGGTTGACTCAGGAGAGGAAGACCTCAGAAGAAGCGGGGGGAGTAAGACAGACTTCAGAGCATCATACTCAGGGTACACTAAGAGCGAAAATGATGACTTCTTCAAGATCGCTCGAGGGATGCGCCACTAATGCCAACCAAGGTCAATATCAAAGTACCTCGCTCATTGTGGAGCGCTCGAGATACTCAGCGTCTGGCCATGAACACGCTTGCATCTATCAAGCTCAGGACTAGCAGAGGTATTGACGCCAATGGTGTAAAGTTCACAGGTTACTCAACAAACCCGATCTATATTGCTAAACGTGGCGCGAGGCTTAAACCCAAAGGCGGCACACCATCAAGGTCAGGTAAAAGCATCTATTACAAGGGCGGCTATAAACAATATAAGCATGAGTCAAGAGAACGGACAAGTGGACCCAAAAGCACTGATAGCGCAGAGGTTGATCTGGTGTTATCAGGAAATATGATGAACAATTTAGTGGTCAAAGAGGCCACGGCTAAAGGTTTTGTCATAGGTCTAACAAGTAACGCTAATTATGGTTATATTGTGAACAGGTCTAGAGAGTTTCTAGGTCTTAGCCCCAAAGATATAGACATACTTGTAGAGGCTGTAGAGATCGAGATTAGAAAGAAGGTGATGACATGAGTCAGGGCATCTATGCAGCTCTCTCACATCTAGAGACTCAGATTATGAGCATCACCCCTAAGACTGATATACATCATGGTTTCGTATGCTATGACAGAGCCAACGGCCACGTCACTCCACAGTCACAGCGCTTCAACAATAACCGTACTTTTGAGCTCGTGCTCAACACGTTCCCCGAGGATGATGGCGCGGCTGGTCTTAGTGGGCGGAGGCGTGTTGAGGTGGCGTGTGAGGTCCGCTATGATATCTCAGCGGCTGACGTGCTCTATCTTCAACGGCTAGCGGCTGAGGATGGCGAGCGCATCTTAGAAAAGCTCAAAGGCCCTAACTATGATCTATCTACGACGGGCATAATCTCAGTTATCCCACAGGCGGCGATCTTCGCTCCTGTTGACCTTGGTGACGTTGCATTCATGCTAAGCGTACCTTTCACCCTGCTATATTTGGAGGCCTGACAATGGCTGTAACACATCGATCACTCTCTGTAGCTGTCGAGAGCTCCTTTGGCTCACTCAGCAGCTCAACCGGCCTACCTGACAACAGCGCCCTCACTTATGTCTCTATACCTTGTGAGCGTGACCCTATTGTCATCGCTGGTGAGCCTGTGGCGTCTGAGCGTCTTGATGCTCGTGATGGTAATTATCTCATCCCTCCTGAGCCTGACACAGTGTTTAGTTCAGGCAGTCGAGTGAGACGGCGTACCGGTCAAGTTGTGTGTCGCGTGGACCTCACCACAGTGGGCACGTCTGCCAACAACTACACCACGAACTATCTTGGCATGTTGTTAGGTGCTGGCCTTAAAACTCGTATTCCAAGCGTAACGAGTGACACAGCCACAGTCACGAACGTCAACAGCTACACGCCAAGCGCTGGCCCTAACAATGATGACGTGGGCACAATCCTAGGGGCAGACCTCAATGGGCGTGCGGAATACAGCGCTATCACTGACGATACAGCAAGCGGACTCGTCACTGTTTCACCTGCTTTTAGCTCAGCCTTCACAGGCTCAAAGACTGTCAGACACCTACAGACTTGGTATGTACCAGGGCGCAACGCCACAGGTACTAGAGAGCACAGTCTGAGCTTCAAGGTGGATGGCGTCAACTTCAGATCATACGCTTATGGGTGTGTGCTCGAGTCTCTCAGCATCACCCTAGACAATGGCCGTCTCATGGGTGAGTTCACCTATCAAGCGGCGCTGATCCAAGATGAACATGCAAGCGCAGCAGGGCCAGTAGAGCCCACCTATAACGCAGGGTCACCGCCTTTCTTTAGAGGTGCTTATGTGGTGGCCTCATCAGCCTCACCCACGTCACTCACCAACGCTACCACCGGTGACACTCTAGGACGTATGACTCTAGATGCTGAAGACTTCAGCCTCACGCTCACCAACACGCTCACACCTATGGGTCACAGTAACAGCATCTTAGCTATGAGTGACATGGAGATCAGTGACGTTGTGGTAGAGCTCACCCTGAGCCTCTCCACTGTCAACACCACAATCAATGATGATTACTTCAACCGAGCGCTGAGACAGATCATTGTGGGGACTGGCCCTGTGGGTGATGGCCTTGGTTGCGCGCTCATGTTACCTGCTGCGCAGCTGGCCGTTGATCCGAGCGCATTTGATGTGAGTGGTAATGATATTGTGAGGCAACAACTAACCTATAATCAGAGTAGGTTTGGTGGTGATGTGAGCGGCTCCAATGCCACTAACTCTCCATTTAGATTAGGATTAGGGATCTAATATGGCGCTATCATTTCTCACATCATCAGAGCAGACCATTGAAGTGGTGGTGACCTGTGACCCTGCTGTTGAGTGCTCACCTGATCAGCGTTCAGCGTATCTAGAGACCGGTGACTTAACACACCTCACAATCACAGAAGGGGCCACGGCGTTTACACTCAAAGCTTTGTCACCCTCTGAGCGTGAACAAGCTGAGATCAGAGCAGGCGCTATGACGCGCTCAGAGCTGGGCCGTCTTCTGTGGTCACAGTCTCCAGATGATGTAGAGGAGAAAGCGCGCTGGCATCATGAGCTCTCAGATTCTGAGCGTGAGGCCATGAGTCAATATCAGCAATACTTGAGCCGCGTCTATGATGAGATGATTAGAGCTTCACTGGTGAGCATTGACAATGAACCGGCTAACCTTGATCAGCTCCAGATGATCAGACCAGAGAGTCACAGAGTACAGACGATAAGTGAGCTAGTGCTGCACATTCAGAGGATCAGTCTGATAGGTGATCAGGGAAAATGATGTTAGCGGCTTCTGTTTGGCTAGGATTCAACAGAGGCCGCGCATGGTCGTGTGATCAATGTCAAGCTAAACGAGGGCTTAGAGAGCTTAGGGGTAATTGTGGTGGGCCTTTCCGTGAGGGCTTACCACTTGCTCAGCGTGATGAGCGTGGTCTCTATGTGCCAGGCTATCGAGTAGCACCAGACTCTGGTGAAGAGTTCAGTGATATGCTCGTTAGGTCTTGCCCTGTCGCCGGTGCCAATAGACTTGCAAGCATCATCTCAGCATATCAGCGCCACAGGTCAGGGCTCTACCCTATTCACACCTCACACCCATCTCCATCATGTGCTCTAGTTGAAGCTGTTGACGTATTACATTATCATACAGAAGCGGCTAACAATCGAGCGCATAAGCGAGCAATAGAGGAAGCGCGTCATGGTTAACAGTGTTGATATTGAGGTACAGCTGACAGGAGCTGAAGAGGCTAAGCGCGGCCTCAAGGGTATAGGTGAGACCGCTGGTGATATGGCTGGTCACTTTGAGAAGTTCAATGAGCATTTAGGTGAGGGTCTTGGCGAGGTCGTCGGGAATGTTGAGGAGCTCGGAGGGTCATTCAAAGAGTTAGGCTCAACAATCAAGAGCGCGAGCAAAGGCGGCGGCGCTTCTCTCATGGCGCTTATTCCAGCGCTTGGCGGTGTTGTCGCTGCTGGCTTTGCAGTATTTGAAACATTCCAGATGATTATTGGCACGACTCAAGACATGGAAAATAGAGAGGAGGCGATGGGCGCGGCCTCTGCTGATCTTCAGAGCAAGCTTGAAGCACTGGCTGAAAAGGGGGTCACGCCCACTGGTAAGGCTCTTGAAAAGTTTACGGTACAAACACTTAAGAGTCAGTTTGCTAAGGAGCTTTTAGAAAAAGAATATGAAAAGCTACTACCTGTCATGCAGGAATATAGAGAGGCGCTTGATGCTGAGGATGAGCGGCGAAAAAATCTACTGAGGGGCGGCGCTGTCTATTTAGACGCGCTTAGTAGTGAAAAAGAAGTTATCAATGAAATAGCTGAAGCTCGTGAAAATCTGAATAGAGCCATAGCGGGATATACAAAAAAACAAACAGAGGTAATGAAAGGCATCGCTGAGGCCACAAAAGGCGAGAAGCATCTAGAGGACCAAAGCGCAGAGTCAACCCTAGCAAGGATAAACCAACTCAAAACAGAAGTCAGAGCGCTTGAACTAAGAGAGTTAAAAGTATATGGGATGACAGAGGCTTATAAAGCTGAGGAAGAAGCAAGGCTCAAGGGTGACGCGGAGCTATTAGATAGAAAGATAAAACAAAATGAGGAAGACGAAGAGTTTTTAAAAACTACTGAGAAAAGACTGCAAGCACGTCGAGCGGAGATAGATCTAGAGCGCTTGATTAATGATGAGATCGAAGCGGTATCACATGCAAGCATCCAAGCAGAAGAGGCAGCGGCTAAAGCTAGACAAGCAGTCAGGCGAGCGGAGCATCTAAAGAGGCTAGCCAGAGAACGACAGACACAGAATGAACTCTTCGCTATTCGTTCACTCGAGATTCAACACTTAAAGGTCACAGGTGCCTCAGCGCTTGAATTGTTAGACGCTCAGCATCAGCTTGAACTTGATAAAGCTGGCAAAAATGCAAATCTAAGACTGATGGCTGAAATGAGGTATGAAATAGCCTTAACTCAGCTCAAAAAGGACGAAGAGCAGAAGAGACTTGAACAAGAAGCAGAAGTAGAAGCGAAACGCCAAGCGGAAAGAGACAAGCGACAGGCTGAAATCTTAAGTCAGATAGATGAGCGCGCCCAAAGAGAGAGAGAATATGTTGAGGTTGCTGGTGAGATCGCTGATTCATTTGGCGGTGCATTTGCAGAAGCGGCGCTTGGTGCGGCTGTCATGGGTGAGAGTTTTAGTGAGAGCATAGGGCGCATTCTCCAAGGCTTAGGTAGGCAGTCGGCAGTCGAGGCGCTGATAGAGACGGCCAAAGGCTTTGCATCACTGGCGATACTTGACGCGGCTGGCGCGGCTACTCACTTCAAATCAGCGGCATTATTCACAGCGGGAGCTGTGGCGGCTGGTGCGGCTGGTACTGCATTGGCAGGCGGCGGTGGAGGCGGTGGAGGCGGTGGAGGTGCATCACCAAGCGGAGCTCCACAGACAGCGCCCACACCACAGAGAGAAACAGCGCAAGAAACCTCGACCGTCTTTAATATCAATTTTGGGGGCAGTGTCATCTATGACACCAAGCAAGCAGCAGAGCGCGCAATGGTCGACAGGCTAGTGGGTGTCATGAATCAGCGTAACAGAGGGTCAAGACGGCTCAACTTAGGGAGTGTATAAGATGCCTTTAAACAATCCCGCTCCTAATTTCGCGTTACTCACAGCTTATGATCTTAGAGACTTCAGCGCTGAGCAGATCTTCACGCGCTCAGGTGGCGCGGCTGTGTCTATGCCTACTTTCACCACAGGTCAGGGTGTGTATGAAGACGCTCTCTTCTTTCTGAATGGTCGATCATCTGACACACAGATTAGCGCGGCTGGTCAGATGAACACTGTTAAAACATTTGGTGCATCATGGGCGGTGACCATAGATGAGAATGATAGAGTCAAGATCTCTTCTAACGTAGACTTTGAAATCACTAAGTTAGGAAGCAATGACGCGCTAGGCATTGGCTCAGCCACCATTAACGCAACTCAAGTAGGATCTGACTATGTGGTCACAGCCCCTCTTGATTGGACTAGAGGATCAATCAACCTAGGTGATGTGAGCTATAAGCTTGATGAAGTGGGGGGGTCTAACACGTTTAATTTTCCCGCTCTTAATGTACATATTCAGGATGTGACTGTGTTCATACGAGATCAAGCTACAGTGAGTGATGCTGATGTGTTTGGCCTTGACTCTCTAGAGAAGTTAGACCAGACAGCACAGACTAATGATGCTATCTCATGGTTTATTAATGATGATGGTTTCGTTGTATGTTCATATCTCACGTCTACAGGTCACATCTCATGGACAAACACAACCATAAGAGATCTTCTCGGGTTCAGTGGCAACGAGACACCTACGACCTATGCAACTGTCTACTCTCTCTTAACATCAACTTTCAAAGCGTCTGGGGTGTTAATCCCATCTCGTCCACTGCAAAACCATCACCTCAGAGTCTCCAACCTCAGCCAGAGCAGACGCAAAATCGGCGGGGGCTATGTCAGTAATTATATAGGCACATACACCACAAGCGCTCTTCAGTTTGATCTTGATGCCTTGCTAGATATCTCTGATGATTATAGACACTTCACAGATAGGTGGTTACCACTGTGCTCATCTGGTGAGCGCGTGAACCTCTATCAAAGCTGGGGAGACTCTAGACGTGCTTTAGTCTCTGCTGAGGTGCTAGGAGCTCAAGCGGCTTTTGACACACTCTTCACTTCAGAGAGCAACGGCCTTTATGGTCGCGTCAGAGGTTCACTCATCACAAGTGACTTTGACCTGAGCTATCCTGGGAGACTGAGGCGGCGCGTGCCTGTGGCTATGGAGATTGAGCATTTATGAGCAACTCATTTACATCACCACCTTTGCTCACTGATGCATCTAGGGTGACAGCCTCACAGACCATCAGGACCACAGAGTTCACGCGGCTTGCAGACTCCAGCAACTATGCTTTTGCTGTGGGTGGCACGTCTAATCTACTCTCTCAGACGTGGGATGACTCGACATTTAGACAAAACTCTACAACTTTTGTAGAGATGTGCCAGTGGTACATACCCCAGATCAGCGAAGAGCACGCAACGCTCAACATCATCCTTAATGGGTTCTGTGCTGTCGCAGGGGCTCAGGTTAGGTTCACATATACACTAGCCTCTAACAGCTACACCACCACGCTCACCATCACAGACACATCAAGATATAGTGGCGGCTTTGTGAGTGGAGCTATCAACATCACGGCTCAAAATGCGGTATTTGCTGGTGTACTGAGCATGGAAGTGAAAGCGCCCACCGGCGGTGAGGTCGAGATTCTAGGCGTGATGGCTAACTGGTCACCACTCACCTCACCTCTCAGCACAGGTCAGCTCAGATCTATTGGGAGCCTATACACTCCCCAAGGTCAAAATCGTCTAGGCGCTGACCTACCTCTGAGCGCTAGAACTGGCGTGGAGATGATCAACAATATCTCAATGCTCAGGCGGCGTCCTAGAGTGTTGTTTAACTGGAGCGGCGTTGAAGGCGTGAGCTCATCAGAGGCTATCAGTGTGGCTGGTGCAGCTCCACGAACAATCGCCACAGGTGACCTTGAGTCTATGTATTCAGAAGCGGCGATCTTCCCCGGCATGAGAGATGATTCAACGCTCGACATCTCAGCCTATGTGCGCGTAATTCAGAATGGGGGCACATACTCAGACTTGTCTCTTGACCTGCTAGGACAACAGATCACGATGAACAGCACAGGCTGGACTAGTCACACTCTACAGCTGAGAATTGATGAGCTACCTAGGTCTGATGACTTTGGTCTAAGTGTATATCGGGTGGGCCTTGATAACACTGCCCACAACCACAGCAAGCTGAGAATCTATGGTAATGAGATTGACGGCACTAGTGGCACGTTCAAACCTTATGTAGCTGGCCTCACAATCATAGGAGTGTAAGAGATGCTTATACCTTCAGCATTTGTGAAGCTACCCAGCGTAGATGGCTGTCATAATGGTCAAGTGGTCATGGGTGGCACTGTCTCACAATTCGCCAATGGTCTTGCTCAGCTCACTCACTGCAAGTTTTTAGGCGAGGCACATTATCAAATTAGTCACAGCACTTTTGATGCTGGGTTACAGCCCACAAGAGGCACAGGTTCACGACTGACAAGCTCAGGAGTAGTGAGGTCAGTATACAAGGGTTATGAGTACAACTTTTTATATCAGTCAACGCCACTCTCTGAGCGTCTGGCGATATTGATCAGTTATTCAGCGCTACAGGACGCCTCACAGCCAGACATAACATATGAGCTCAGAGACACCTCGAGCAACAGCTTTACAGGCACAGTCTTAGATCATGGTGTAAAGCTCATTGATCTGAGCGCCAATAATGAGCAGACGAGCGCCATAGATGAGTTCATCTTCTCAGGAGCTCAGCTTATCGATGCACCTACCAACACCTCACCGGTCACTGTGTCGAGGCCGCTTTATGTGCCCTCAGCTAACAGAGGTCAACTCTTGAACATTAAGGTGACTGTAAACAATGTGGCCATGACTGGTCTACATATCTATGATGTTTATGAAGTTGAGGTGACACCATGATAAACAGCGATCAAGGGCGGCGCGTATTCGCGCTTGAGGTTGGCGGCCTCCTGTATCGTTATCACTCGGGCGGTGGGGTGACTGGTTTAAGCACCACTATTGCACCAACAATCAACTATCAGGACATTGAGGCAATTGTAGAAGTAAGCTCTGTGAGCTCCTCGCTTGATATTGCTGGGGGCGTGGGTCAATACAGCGCTACCACGGTGACCCTCTCAGTAGATAGACGACGGGGGGGAGCTGGTGACCCTGGAATTGTCTTTGGTAGATGTGGTCAAAGATCAGCAAGCACTAGAGCACAGTTGACGGCATCGATGAGCAGAGCGGCGTCAACTGTGCAGATCAATCAAGACCTCTCATCACTATCATACCCTCGACTCTTACATATTGGAGCGGAGACCGTTAAAGCGCTGAGCGCGACAAGTACAAGCGTAAATGTCTTAGCAGGTCGAGCGGTAGGAAATACACCTAGACAGACACACAGTGTATTGCTTGAAGGTTCAACTGTGCCAGAGTTGACCACTGAGATCACCACATTCAGAGGTAGACGAGCAAAGCTCTACGCAGCTCATCAATATCCTGATGGCGGCTTGTCTTCTTGGCTTGAAGTGGTCAACGGCTTTATCGAGAGCTCACCCATCATCGAAGAACAGGATAAGGTCAGTTTAAGCATTGTTCCACTCACAGCGCTGATAGATACACAACTTGGTGATAAGGGCATAGGCCAGTGTTCTCTGCTTGATGGGTTTCACTACTATGGGGTCAACGGTAATAACCTTGAATATGCTCTTTGTTGGCATAAGCTTTTAGGCATTTACAGGATAGATCAGACTTCAACCATCACAGCGAGCACTTTATCACTCTTAAAGAACGGTCAATCATGGCTCACTACAGACTTTAGTCTTACGCTGCCAAATGGATCAGCAGACAATAACGCCATAAGACAGCCTCACCCTAGATACCCTCTACTAGTGGCGGCGCTAGATCCTCGACCTAAAGCGGCTTACCCCACGGCGCTCACAGAGACAACTAACGCCGGTGGTGACACAATATACACACTCACGCTAGGCTCACAGACTGAGAGCTACACCACAGCAGAGCTTCAAGACTTAGAGCGGCTTGAGGTGCATTATGCTACATCACGCATAACAGAGCTTAAACATCATCAGTTAGGGCTTGATGAGGTGAAGCGCTGGCCAGATGTGGTTAATGATACGCTTGTAGCCAGTGGACCTACGAACACAACGGGCTTTGACGGTGGTTGGGCTCGATGGGTTCTTAATGGAGAGACTGAGCTAGTAGTGAGGAAAAATACTAACAGCCAAGTCCAGGTCGAGCTTCTTTTATGGAGTGATCTCAGTACATTTAGGAGAGAGTCACGTCGTCAAGGCTTCGGTGATTATCGAAATATTCTTTACTGGGAGGATGCAAATACAGCGTTACTTGCTCTACATAATCACTCGAGATGCTGGTATCCCATTGACCTATCAGACAGCCCTGCAGACTTTGTACAAGATTGGCGAGTAAGGCATGAAAGCGGAGTATTTAGACGATTCAGGGTACAACCACCGGCGCTCAGCACTACAGAGAGCATCCAAGGTGTAGCCTCTTCATACTATCAACTTTTTGAAGATCGCTTTCTAGTCGAGTCTAGTCTAGGTCTGCCCAGCTCTCTAGGCTCAGCGCGCTTTGACATTGTGGTCAGGTTTACAGATCGCAAGACTAATGAGCAACGTGATCAGATCTATGTAGCCACTCATGAGACTACAGCGACTTTTGACGGTGCTGACGTGGGCGTATTTGTACACCTCGACCCTGCTCAAGACTTCTCTCAGTGTGTCAGCTTTGGCAACTGGAAAGGCTTTGAGCGCGTCAACATATTTCGAGCGTCACGCATCAACGGAGACCGCCCAGGTGTGGCGCTCCTCAAGCTGTTAGAAAGTGGAGGTGGTGAACAGCTTAACGGCACTTATGATGTATTTACACTTGGTCTCAATATCGACTCATCACACATCGATGAGACTAGCTTCTTAAGTGTGGATAGTACCAGCCTCATCACTGTTGACACATTCATAAGCGGCGATGATGGAGACCTGAGAGACCTAGTTGAGAGTATTCTTAAGCTACTCAGCGCTGCTATTGTCATGAAGCGTGACCCATCAACAGGGTCAAACAAAATCACCCTTGTCAGTATCGGCAATGATCGAAGCGCTAACACAGACCTCACAATCTCAGCCGGTGATTGGCTGGCAGATCCACCCCCATATTGGGGAGTGTATGAAGACATAGTGACTCAGATAGAGTATGAGTATGACTATGACGCCATCCAAGATAAGTATATGTCGAGCGTGCTCTTTAATAATCAGGAGGCCATCACGCGCTATGGGGGGGAGCGCTCAAAGATCACACTAACACTCCCAGGTCTATCAAGTGATGACTTTGGCCGTGGAGCTGGTGACCGATTCGCTGAGTTTTTGCCTACCTCTTCACGGATCTTCAATCTTCTCTCTAACCCTCTCAGGGTCTGGCGTGGGGAGATAGGTACAGGTCAAAGCATTTATCTTGATGTTGGTAGCTACGTGAAAGTGACCTCACCTCACCTCAAGGGTTACTCTGATGCATATGGTGTGGTGGATGGTGTGGGTATGGTGCGCGCTATTCGTCAAGAGCTCATGAGTGAGGGCTGTGAGGTCGAGATCATTGTGACTGGTCTCTCTCCTGTCGCGTGGAACGCTACCGCAAAAGTCACGAGCATCACCACTACATCAGTCACAGTCTCAGAGGATGACTTCTCGAGCTCCACAGTAGATGATGTGAGCTTCTTTCAGGTGGGTGATGTGGTTGATTATGTGCCCCTAGGCGATCATGACAACGCGATCACAGGGCTCACCATCCAGAGCATCAGCACCAACACTATTACATTCACAGCGGCGCACGGCATATCGTCCCTCAACGGTACGCTCGAGCCCACTACCTATGCTAACGCCTCAGCGCTCCACCAAGCTGACGGATATTTAGCTAACGTCTCAGACGCGATAAACACAACGGTGGATGCACAGGAGTTCAGTTAATATGCCGACTAAAGCAGAATTACAAGAAGAGATTGACGGGCTCAAACATCAGGTGAGGCGGATGGACCGAGCGCTGAACCAAGCTCAGCTAGACCTCTCAGCATTACCTGAGCGCTTGGTGAGCTGGCCTACTCCTCACATTGACCCACGCTCAGCAGAGGCCATTCAGCGCGGGCTGTCAGAGTGGGAGCAAAACATCTCTGATCCAGATCCAAGAGTAAGCGCATACATCAGAACTCAAGAGGGAATCGGTTGGGCGTGGGAGAAACCGTACACACGCAATGGACAGTTTGCTTGGTGTGGTGCTTTCGCGGCGTGGTGTTGGACCTCAGTCAAGCTGGACATCAGAAAAAAGATTTTTCCTTCATGCTATAGGCTCTACTCTAACTGGTCTCAAAGCTCTCGTCACATCGAACACGACAAGATGGCCCCAGGTGATATCGTGGTTGTCTACGCAGCAAAGCGCTCCAAGCAGGGCGATCACATCACCATCTGTGTGGAGGCTCCTGATGCTGAGGGTGTGTTCAAGACGGTAGAGGGTAACGCACACGGCACGCTAGGTGATGGCTCACATGGTGAAGGCGTCATCAGGCGAGACCGCACACTTGATGAAGTGGCTCATGTCTATAGGCTCCTTGGCGGTGATTTCGATGAGTGAGCAGAAAGAAGAGAAGACGGCCACAGAGAAAGCAGGAGGCCGCAAGGCTATGGCTTTTTATGCGACTCTTGCTTGTTGTCTTTTGCTCGCGCTTCTCGACAAAGCACACACAGAAGTACTAGGATTGATTGACACTCTCTTTCTTGTCTACGCTGGGAGTAACGTGCTTTCAAAGCGCACCCCAAAAGCACAAGACAAGCCCACAGAAACAACACCCAAACCTACACTGGAGAAGCCATGAGATTAGGTGTTCAATATCCCATTCACGCAGGGAGCTCCTTGGCGAGCTACAACGCCACGCCCGTCAATGATACAGACTGGCACTCTCTCACAGCCACAGACTTTTACGACACTGTGACAGGTTCACAGCTGAGCGCTGGTCTGAAGTTTGCGTTCATCCAAGTTGTGAGCTCCAACGCTGACACACTGGCTATGATCAAGCTCAGAGCTGCTAGCTCATCAAGTGATGGAGTCACTAACGCAGATGGGGTTATCCCCGTCTTCAGCGCTTTCTCGGTGGACAGCCAAGCGCTGAGCAGTGGTCAGTCTGTCACGAGCATTGCCTACAAAAAAGCAGATGGCGCTGACAGCTTTGTCATTTACGCAGGTTTTAACGCATAAGGAGTAAAAAAATGAGTATTGGTTCAAGTCCTTTCCAAGGCGGTGGGTCTGCATCAATCGCAGATGCAACAGAGTCAACAGCGGGCAAGATAAGAATTGCTACAACGTCAGAGTCTACGACAGGCACAAATGACACAACGGCGATGACGCCAGCTAAGGTTAAGGCGCGCATTGACGCGGCTTTAGTCGGCGGTATCGAATACAAGGGAATATTTAATGTAACGTCAGCCACACCAGATCTCAGCAACGCTACAAAGGGTGATCTGTATGTAGTTTCTGGGTCTGGCACTTTATATGGTAAAGACTTTAATGCAGGTGATCATCTTCTTGTGAATGATGACATGGGTGGTGTGATCACTAACAGCAAGATAGACAAGGTTGACAACACTGACCAAGTCTCTAGCGTGAATGCATTAACTGGCGCTGTGGTGTTGAACGGTGCGAACCTTGACGGTGACCACAGCCCTAGCAACTACTCAGCAACTACAGACAAGATTGAAAAGCATCTAGAGGGCATTGATACAGCCCTCGGAGCTCGTCAACCTCTGGATGCAGGCCTGACATCTATCAGCGGCTTAACGACAGCAGCAGACAAGATGCTGTACACCACTGGGTCAGATACGTATGCAGTAGCTGACTT